CCTTTTGCATCGACAATCGCATTTTGAATTGCGTTGGAGTCATCCTGCGCAACCCATGAGAAATCGAGATCTGTACCGGATGCCTTTGCCAGCACTTGTCCGGTTGTGCCGCCTTTGAGATCCACAAAAGACGCATCGATGCTATCTCCAAGAGTCTCGATTGCGGTCGCCCCATCTTTGACCAAGTCGGTCGAAGTAGGTACTGTCCAGCCAAAATTCGGCGTTGTTGTTGCCATGTTGTCTCCTTTAAGCGACGATGAAAGCTTCGTCCCAGATAAGTGTATTTGATAAAGTATTCCAAGCCTCTGCGCCACTCACATCATTCCACTTCATAGCTTGAAGCGAAAATTCGGTTGGAGTCAGATACATGGAAAGCGTCAGAGAATTGATGCCCGCTGAGAATTGCCAGCCTTCGACAAATCCTTGGAATTTGGTTCCCATGTTGTTGGGCAGATCGTTGATTGTGACGGGCATTCCCATGAACACGCCTAGCATGTTGTCTCGATCAGAATCATCGATTTCCGGTGATCCGATAGGGAATGAGATTTGATTAAAATTTGCTCTTGGATAGGCTCGAAGTGCGAGATAGAAAGCGGCTTGGGAAATGGCATCGGCTGTATGTTCAAGGGTCGTTTGAATTGATTGCTCCAAAGCGCCGTAAATATCAATCGAAGCTTGCTCGGTGTCCGAAACTTGTTGATTATTCTTGTACTTCAGCGTGACTGAATTTCGGACATCCCCTGATCTTGTCGCCAGCTGAAGACCGGATGCAAAAGCGTCATTTGCGCTTAAATCAATGTAGCCATTCGTGGAAAGATAAGAGCTGCGATGGGTGCTGTCAGCATAGGAAATCTGTCCATAAGCATTTTCGTACAAATAGCCCAATCCGGAATTGGCTAAAGCTGCCACAAGAGAATACGCATCGGTGACATTGGCGCTTCTAGATGTCAATTCATAGTTGCCTTCATCGATTTCCCCAAGCCCTGAATTCTGAGCATTTGCCCAAGTCGTGGTCGGGTTGTATCCAGCCCATGTCAGAGCTGCCGGAACTTCATTCCAAGATCCGTACAAAATTCCTTCCAAGATGGAATAAATCTGTTCGCCGTCTAATTCTTTGGCTAACACGCCTGTTGTGAGCACCTTTGGAAGCCTTGAGAGCGCCCCTAGAGCCGTGATGGAGATTGTCTGAGTCACTCCAATCGACCCACCGGATTGAACGCCGATAATGATGTCTGTGATTGAGCCGCCAAATAGGGCAATTGGATCACCATTGGAATCATCGACAAAGACCGTCACGCCTGAATTGATTGTTGGATTGATGCCCGAATCGTCGAGATTGATGAGAGTCAGATTTAGATATCCGGCAATTGCTTGGGTGTAGATGTCATTTCTGCCCGAGCTAATTGTCAGATTTGAAAGAGCCACATCCTTGTATTCAACGCCATCGATTTCGATGCTCCAAGTAGGCGACCAAATGCTCATACAAAAGCCAATCGATTAGCGCCCAAAGTGCCGCGAGCATTCGAGCGATTCAAGACATCGACGATTGTGCGCGCTGTACCTTCGGCGTCAATTGCGCCGTTGACCGTGATGTTGATTGTGGATCCGCCCATGCCGCCATTTGGCACGATTGTCCCGTTCGATCTAGGGACGAACATCTCCGCGCCTTGCTCTCCTACGACATAGGCTTTTCCAGCTGTGACGCTGCCGCCTTCTGCGCGGAATCCGCCGAAAGCGTTGGAAATGACATTTGAGATTCCCTTGACCGCTGGATTGTTAGCGACAAGTGAAATCATTGTGCGGATTGCTCCCACGACCGAATTGATAACTCCAAAGAGCGTTTGGAATCCGCTTACCAAAGTAGCTACCACATTGATGACCACTCCGAGCGCAATACCTATTCCCTGAATTGCAATTTTGAAAACGCTGCCCATGAATGGAGCAACAAAGTCTTTGAGGAATTTGAATAGGGCAATGAATTGCTCTTTGTTACCCATGACCGCGTCTTTGATTTGGTCAAAAGCGAATTTAATGCCTTCAAGTACAGGCTGAAAGATTGAGACCAGCAATTCGATGACACTTTGGAATGTGCCTTTAAGTCCATCTGCGCCACCGATTGAATTGATAAATGTCGAAATTGCTGGAATGACTTTATTCACGACGGTGTCAATCATTGGCGTAATTGCATCAAGTACGAATGATCCGATGGTCTCTTTGCCTTCATCAAATGCGACGCGAAGACGAGCCATCTTTCCGGCAAAAGTATCGGCTTGAACGGCAGCTTGTCCGCCAAAAGTCGTCGCTAATGACTTTGTAACTTCGTCCATGGACATGGTCTTGAGCTGCGCCGAAGTAAGTCCGACGCCTAATCTTGCAAGAACGCCTGTGTTGCCTTCAGCTGCGCGAGCCATGGCATTGGTTACGGCTTCGAGAGATTTACCGGATCCAGCTGCGACATCGACGGCAATCGATTGAAGCTTGAGAGCTGCGTCAGAATCCTTTGTGGCGCGAACGAGTCTTTCAAAGCTTGGACGAAGCTGGTCGTCTGTAAGCCCTGTCAATAAAGAAGTCTGAAGAATCTGATTTTCGACGGCAGCGATTTGGGCATCGGTGGCGCCTGTAACATTTTGTAATGTAGTCGCAAGCTTGGCTTGAGCCTGTTCATCGGCAATCGCGGATTCAACGCCTTGCTTAAGAAGTACGCCGGCATACGCAAGCGCAGCTGCGCCAGCTACGGCAAAAGCGGCTCCCGCTGCTTTGCCAAATTTGCCCATCTTGTCGCCAAAGCCTTGAACTTCTTGCTCGGCGCCTTTGACTCCACGCTTGAGCTCATCGAAGTCAGCGTCAAAAGTTATCTTTACTTTTGGAATTCCAGCCATTAGTCAAGCCCCAATTTCTTTACGACGGTTTGAACCATCTCCGCATATTCCCGCGCAACTACTGGCACATAATAATCAACCGCCGGAGTGATCCAGTAGCCGCGTTTATTTGATGGCGCCTTGAATCTGTCTGTGTAGGCGCGACCTAGTGAGTCCACGCCTTTGTGAGATCCGAATTCTGTTCCCCAAAGAAGCGCACCAGCTGGTGCAGCTTGCTGGCGTACCTTTGCGCCCCTGCCTGACTTTGATTGCTCTCCGCCATACTTGCGACCGACCTTTTTGGATCCGCCAATATCGACACGAATCAATCGATCTCTTTTGGCATCGATTGTTTGTGCGACAAGCTTTGTCTGTGGAGCCGGCGCGGATTGGCTGAACATAAGAAGCTGTCCAGCAAGTCTCTTAGACAATGGCAAAGCACCATCTCGGATTTCTTGTTGAGTCTCTTTGTCAAGCTTATTCAGCAAGCCGATTAGATTGCGAAATTCGACAGGATCGACGGTGATGGCAAATGTGCCTCTACCTGCCTTGTTTGCCATTTCGCTTCTCCAATATTTCGATTGCCGTGTAAATCTGCTCCGCCGTCTCCCACTCTTTCATCGGAATTCCTGTTGCAAGTGCTAATTCAACAAGGACGCGATTTAAGCTTCCGACGGCGTAGCTTTTGGGACATCAGCCTCTTCAGATCGGATATCGTCCACGGTGTCGCACCAAATTTCGTATGGCTTAATGGGTTGTCCGCCAAGCTCTCTTTTCTTTGCGTTGTACGCTAGAAATAGAAGATCATCAAGTCCGACATTTTCGCCGAGCTGTGTAACCTTCAAGCCTGTCTTTCTTTCCCACTTTACGAATTCCGGTGTCGATGCCGTGAACGATTCCGACTCTCCTGAAAAGTATGTGACCGTGATTCCTGTTCTCATGCTCCCGATTTCCTATCTCTTAGCTGAATGTTTCTGTAGGTGTTCCCACTACTTGAAAGGATAGTGAGACTGTCTGTGCGTCTGGTGCTGAACCGCCGACGGATGGGAATGTCGGCAAGATGTTGCAAGCGAATACAGCGCCGGTTGCAGCTGTGACGGAAGCCGCCAAAGTCGTGTTTGGTGCTGATTCGCAAGCTGTCCAAAGTGATTCGCAAAGTGATCCTGTTGCTCCCCAGTCTGCAAGCATTTCCACATTGAGAGTCCAGCTGTCGTCGATTGCCTTGTAAGCGCGTCCATCGAGTGTCTGATAAGTCTCGATGACATGGTCGGCTTCAAGTGATACAGATGTCGCTTGTGCGTCGTAATTTACGGTGGCGATCGTCAAAACAAGATCGCGTCCGGTGATGACGGTCGTTGGCATAATTACTCCTAGTTAGTTTGTGTGTATTGGGTTGAGATGTCGATCTCACAAGCGAGAATGTCTGACCCGCTGGCAAGTGTCATCGGGATCGGATTAGACACGGATCCCACCGTGTAACCTGACGGGATAACCGCCAGAATGTCCATGACCAGCTGCTCAATGTTGTCGAGAGCTGCATTGTTGGAGTACATAGCGACTCCTACTGTGATGATGAGATTGATTTTGACGCGAGTTGATGTCCCGATGAGATTGGGCTCAAGATAAGGCGTGTTTGGGACGATGGCAGCAAATGGAACCTGCGGAGCTTCGGGAACCGAATCGTAGGGATTGACGGCGACGCTGGAGATAGCTGTCTTTAACACTCCACGGATATCTACGGCGATGGATGAAGCTGTCATGCCAGCATCGCTCCGGTGTCTAAGGATTTGCCTAGAATGCCGATGACACGATTAAGAAGTGATCGACCCATTCTGTATGGTGTTGGCTGGAAGTCCACACCTTCAATTTGTCCGCCAGCTGCATTTATTGATTGGAAGACTTCGACGGATATGACAATGATGGCTTCATAAACAGCTGGATTGTTTGCGTAGATTGTGGCGGCATCTTTGCCTGAAAGATAAGTGTCTCCGTTAGGAATGACCGCGTTGTTGTTGATGTCTGCGTTTGTTTTCGCGTAAGAAAAAAGATATTCGCCATCCACAGCTGTGACTGTGTAAGAGCCATTGAATGTTGCGTCCACTCCTGAGACGACAATACTTGATCCAACGATGTAATTGTGTGGAGTGTTTGTCGTAAGGGTTGCCACATTGGAAGCCAAGCGGCGATATGTGACGGATGAAGAATATGATTCAAGAAGCGGCAAAATCGTGAGCTCGCTTGTATCTATCACCTTTTGAAGATATGCGTCAGAGTAAAGAGAAGAGCTCACCTGCAAGACAGCCCGTAGCTGCGTCGGAGTGACTATTGACATGAGCTCTTCCCTTCTTCTGCTCGGTTAGCTCGGGAGCGAACTAACCGATGATTAACTGTGGCTAATTAGCCCTTATTTACGCCAAAAGCACCACCGGCAATTTTCGTCGCCACGGCACCAAATGAATAGACGCCCACGGTAATGGATCCGTCCGCTGTTGACTCAGCACGAAGCTGATACGAAGGTGACTCGTACCATGTGTATGCGTCAGGGTTGATGATCAAGATTGAATCATCTGTGTCTGTTGTTGCAGCTGTGTTAGCTGTAACGAAGAGATCAAGTCCTGCAACGCGTCCACGAAGTGATGTTGGAGTTGCGAGACCAGGTTGGTTCATTGGCTGAGTTACTTCGTTGTAAATTGGGCGACCTGAATCATTTAGACCCATGAGATTTCCCCATTGTGAAGTGTTGACCAAAATGTTGCGAGCAAATGGATTTGCAAGACCAGCTGTAGCACCATAAACAGATGCAGCGCCGCGACCAATAAAGGCAAGAAGCTCTGCTGCTGTTGGATATGTTGTGATGGTTGTTGCATCTGCTGTTGCACCAGCTACAAGAACGCTGTTTGTGTAAGTGTCCTGCTGCTTCGCCATAGCTGCAACCATATTACTGAGAAGCTCATTGAAGAAGACGGGCGAAGTGCGCTGGAGCAATTCAACGCTAAATTTTTGCTGACCCGCGAATTTCTTGACATCGACTGAGACGAATGCAGAGTTCTGATCTGTCTCTGTGAAAATTGCATCTTCGGCGACTGTTCCCACCGCTGGCGCAACTGTGATCTTTGGAATCTCGAAAGTCATACCGGCATCTGGAAGAGTGCCGCGTGAGATTGCATCGATTGATGGGCGGACGGTTGTTGAAAGTCCGTTGATAACTTCAGCAAGCTGGCGAGTTGGTACAAGACCAGCGTTGTCTGTTGTGTTGTCAGCTGCAAGTACATACTGACGAGCGTCTTCGTTGCCCATTGCTGCCATGATCTTGTTTTCAAGATACTTTGCAGCTGTGAGCTCGATGCGTGGCTTTGAGTAAGCGACAGACTTAGCTGACGCTGTTACTGACTGTGCGGCTTCTACCGTCTCGACGGTTTCCGCGTTTGTGACGGTGTTTTCCACTTCGTCTCCTTCTGTTGTTGGTGTTGGTGTTGCATCCTCTTCCGGTGTGGATTCGGAATCTTCTTCGCCTTCGGTCGCCGCTACTTCTGCGACGCGAGCTGATCTGACGGCTGGCTCTGAGACGAGTGCGACGCCTGTGAGTTCCCCAGCCAAGACGCGCATTGTGCCGTCTTTCTGATTTACATAATCATCGACAGCCAATTCAATCGAGAAGCCGTCGCGCAATCCTTCGCTTGCTTCAATAAGCGCATCATTGCCAGCTGTTGTACTAGCGACCTTAAATGTTGCATTGATGCTCATCTGATCGTCAGATAAAGAAATAGAAAGTGGCTTTCCAATTCTGCGAGTGCGATCGTGCTCAAGATTAAGCAAGACATCCTTTGGCTCGATTGATCCTTTTGCAAAGACCACCTTGCCGGTTGATGCGTTTGCTGCCTCTTCAAATGCGACAATGCGTCCGGTGATTGTGCGGGATTCGGAATCCGCCGCCGTGATTGTCATTGGTGTAGTTAGCTTCATCCGATCATGTCCTCTTCTTCTTGAATCTGCTCGATGCTCATTGCACCGATGCGGTTGAGAATTTCATACACTTGAGCGCGTTCTAAAGGATTGCCACGCAAGAAATCGTCTAGGTCGTAACGGACATACTGTGAAGCTGGAGTGAAATCCGTCAAAGATAGACGCTGTTCGATAATCGTGAGCACGGGACGAATCGAGAAATCGATTAGGTCGCGCCTCTGATTTACAGCGTTGGAGTATGTTGTGCTGGATGGATCAGCTGACGCGAACCATGCCGGTAATCCGATAGCGCGGCAGAGTTCCAAAGCGAGATATTGTCTCGCCTCATTCATCTGCAAATTCTTAGGATCATAACCAATTGTGTCCATCTTGATGTCTGCGTTTAAGAATGTGACAGCCTTTGACGCTTTATTCTTGAAAGCATTGATAAGAGAAGCGACTCGATCCTTTGGAAGCTGTACGCCATTGCTTGACAAAACAATCTGTGGAATTGGATTCAATGCGAAGTCGTAAGCCGCTTTTTCAAGCGCGTGAGCTGCGCGGACGGTGCGACCGGCGCGGTTGAGCAATCCTTCTTGCATATTTCCGAAGACGACGAGATCTGACGGATCAATTGAATATCCATCGACACGATAAGCATCGATTTCTGTACCGAGCCCGTTTGTCATAACTTCTACGCGCTCAGGTGCAATTCTTTCCATTGCTTGAATTCTTCCCGTGTCAGCGTACCGAGATAATACTCTTGCATAAGCTGCGGGACGGAAAAGCAAATCTTCCGCAATCCACGCCCAAAATTCTGCGCCGGTAATTCTTGGATCCGGCTGGTGAATAATGCGTGGCGAATAAACAGTTTCATTCGTTTCTTTAACTTTTGTCTCAAGTGGCAATGATGCAACGGTTGAGCAAATGATTCCGCGAGCGCGAGCGATTACAGGGACGCCCATTGCTTCGGATCGTGTGGCACTTTGACCATAAGCAAAATATGGAGCTCCAAGAGCATCGATAGAATTTACAGGCGCGAGCGCAGCGTCAACATTGACATCGGCAATTGGTTGCGGCGCTGTAATAAAGAAATCTTTTAGACCCATACCACAATTTTACGGATTCGTTACCTTTAACCGATCATAATGTCAAGATCCGTCTGTGGGCGTGTCGCGTAATGTGTGACGAGCGCACAAGCCACGGTCGCACACACAGTCGATTGAGAAGCTCTGCGTCCAATAGTCCATCCGCCATCTCCGAAAGGAAGCCTCGCAGCTGAAAGGATCTGTTTCGTCAATTCCGGCTGTTGTCCGTGTCGAAGTCTCTTCGATGAGATTGCTCCTAACAATTCGTCGCAAGATTGACCGTAAAGAGCCCCGTCTATATCGGCGATTGGGATTCCGGCTGGTTGAAGTCTAGCCGCAATCGCTGAAGAAGTGCGGCGGCTGTACGCCAACACTTCGACCGGATATTCGGCAAAGTGATCCGCGATGTCATTGGCAATTGCTTTGTCATCGAGTGAAATCGGGTTGTGCCAAGTACGCAAGAGCTTGACGAAGAATTCCTCATCGTTTATCCGCTGACCGATGACGAGAGCTGCATCCCTACGATCCGGTGAACAGTCCAATCCCATCCACACGGTATTTTCAGAATCAATCTCGAATTCGTCCATTCCGCATTCTGCCCACTCGCCAGCGGGTATCGCAGAGCTGATTGTCTGAACCCATCGACATAAGACTTCGGTACGGACGACATCTGCCGGATCATTCATCACGGCGCGAAGATTGTCGATGTGTACGGTGTGACCGAGAGCTGGATTTGCCATTGCCGCCCCTGCCCAGAATTTAGGGGAATCGTCGATCTTGTCGTAATCACTCGACCATTCAAAATAACCGATGTCATCTGTGGATCCACCAGCTGCGCCGATTCCGCGTTCTCGGATTTGATTTAAAACAAGGCTGTGTTGATCTCCAGCATTTGAATAGCTCCACAGCTGTGGATTCTCTGCCGCCATCATCGTGTACCTAAGCGATGCCCAAGTCGTCTCATCCTTGAGCTCTCGCGTCTCATCAATGTGGACAGTCGATGGCTTGGAGATACCGCGAGCCGCCGAAGCGCCAGCCTTGACCATATAGCGATTTCCATTGAGACATTCGATTTCCTCGGATCCGTGAGCCCACCGAATTCGCTTGACTTGATTGGCTAGACCGGCATTCGATTCGATTGTCTGCACTAGATCACGAAAAGTCTCTAACGAAGTCGTCAATCTGTGAGCCGTACCGATTTGAAGCTTGTTGTCCCACTCGAATAATCCCATAAGGATTCTTTGCTTCATAAATGTCGTCTTGCCTTGCTGCCGAGCCACGACCAGCTGAACCAGCGGATGCAACCATCGACCGTCCGGCTTGATCCGATGAGCTTCAATCGCCAGCCATTCCTGCCACGGCATCAAAGGGAATCCGATGCTATTGCTGAAGTCGATGAGCTCTTGCCCACGCGTAGGAAGCTCCGGACGCAGCCGTGAGTGGATTCTTGGAGTTACAGAGCCATAAAGCTTCTCTGTAATGGGCTCTAAAACCTGTTCAAGCCGATCTGAGCCTGTTTGAACCAGTTGGAGCCTAGTTGTACCGTCTTGAGCCATCTCAATGCCTTTTTGATTCGTTTGGTGGTGAAAGAAAGCCTCGGTAGGACATGGCGGTGGA